TACATCACCTGTACTCGGTGATCCTAAACTAATTTGTAAAGCAGTACCATTACCTAATGCAGTATATAACTCACTAAAGTTATCATTTACTATATCACCACCAGCACGAAGAGTACTGCCCCCTCCATCGTTTGCACTTGATCCTAAATTGATTGATTGTTTTGCCATATGAACTATTTATAAGATTAAGTTAGATCGTCCTCATCAAAAGTTGTGTTTGAACTGTCAAAAGTTTTAGTAGTTGAAGAAAAATCCCCTACTGTATTAGAAAACTCGATTGGGAACGCAATATTCGTTCTCAAACTTCTACTATTATTAGTAGGATCTTCTAATTCTGCTAATGTTAATGTAGTACCATTCAAAGAACTATCTAACATTCCTGATAATTTATAGTTTCCCCATTGTGAAACAGGCACACCTGTACCTACATTATATGGTCCTGAATATAACCCAAATTGAAATGCATTTTTCAGTCTAGGTCCTGCATATGCGAATCCATGTTTTCTGACTTGACCTCGTATTTTGAAACCAAAATCTTCAGAATCACCTACTATTTTTACAGTCAATTTTCTGTTTACGGTAACATCTCTAGTGCCGGCAGTATGTGTATTTCTATTATCATTACCCACAACAGCATTTGCTCTTAAACTTGTACTATCAGTTGTTGTTCCTGCTCTTCTACCAAATACAGTAGAGAATAAGAATTTGTAAGTCGAGAATAATGGTGTATCTATAATACCTGATACAACACCTTCAACCGGTATGGAAATTTGACCACTTACTTTATTTTGAATTCTAACAAGACCGGTCACAGCAAATCCAGATGGGTGAATTGCCTTTTTAATGTAGTCTCTCCATTTAGTAATAGTTTCACCTACTTTTACAACATAAGAATAATCTTGATAAAATAAACTGTCTTGAACTCGTTTATCTTTTTCTGAAATAAATCCATCTTGAGTTGTATATTCACCAGTTTTTATAACTTTTGTATTAATAGTTGAAGTAGCAGTTGCTTGATCTACTTTTTGAATTAATGCTGTTCCTGATCCAGAAAATGTTAGAGTTTGCCCTGCTACAACAGCACCACTTGCCGTTGTAAATGAAATTCTATTTGTACTTGTATCAATAGATTTTAAAGTACCCGTTGTACTACCACTACCAGTAAATGTTTGATTAGTTGTAATTGTGCCCGTTGATGTTTTAAAAACAGCATTACCTTCTAATACGACAGTTGGTGCTGATGTATAACTAATTCCTTGATCTAAAATTTTAAACTTTTTAATTCTACCGATTTGACTACCGTATGTTTTAATTACGGCACCTGAACCACTATCACTTGTTACCGTAGCGGTTGGTAGAGAACTCATTCCAAAACCTGCTCTTGTAAGTCTAATATCTGTAATATCTTGTGTTGCTGATGTTCCTGTCTCTTGAACCATTTTATTTCCATCATAAGGGTCGCCGGCTTGTGTACCATCTTCTAAAACAATATGACTTTCTGTTTCTGTTGTAGATGTACTTCCTTCATTTAAATTAAATCCTCCGTTTACAACAGCAACAACCGCTTCAGCGCTTGCACCATCAGAATTTGTATAATTAAAAGTAATTGGATCACCTATAGCGTAATTTGCACCACCATTTGAAACAATAATTTCATCAAGACCACCTAATCCTACTTCTTCAATTAATGCAGTAGCACCAGAACCACCACCGCCAGATAAAGTGACCGAACTATCAGTAGTATATAAATGACCGTCATTTGCAATATTAACATTTTCTAATATTTTTTTAATTGTGCCTTTTGCAACCTTTGTTTCGTCTATATTATCAACACCTATTATTGTTGCATTTTCTAAAAATGTTCCTGTTATTGTTTCGGTGTTCAATTCTAATTCGTATAAGAATACACCTCCAATATTAAAGGCGGTAACATTTTCTACTAAAGCACTTGCAATATTAGCACCACTTGTCATTGTAATAGTTTTACTTGTAAGATTTAATACATTACCTGAAGTCTGTAAAACTCTTAAAATTCTTTTACTTGAAAATTTACCGATAGATGGTTTTAATATGTCTCTATTAGGATAATAGATATCAGGAGTTTCATTAAATAACATTTGAAAGAAAAGTTTGTTTGCTTTTGCAGTACCTTTGGCACGATATAAACCTTTAATGTTTTTCATCGCCTTTCTTTTGTCAACATCTGTAAATAGATTTTCAGTTATACCTGACATAAAAGATTTTCTCATATCAGATAAAAAATCAAATAATGTTTTATCAGAATCTGCTAAATTTAAAAACTGTTGAATATTTTGTACAGGATTACCTCTATATTTACTGACCTTTGCAGTTGCACCAGAATTTGTTCCTGTAATTGTTTCGCCAGTTTTAAATCTTGAGTTTGCCGATATGAATAGTTTTGAATTTGAAATATCAGGACTTAGAATAGTTGAAGTTGCACCCGTAGTTTGACCTGTAATAATTTCACCTAAAGTAAATGCAGAAGCAAAACCATTACTCTCTAGTAAAGGTGCCGAACCATCTTCATTTATTATTCTATCAGTTAATGTTGCATTTTCAGTTTCTAATAATATTTCATCTTGCTCAGAAATATCTGTAACCTGCATTTCGGCAGATTCCATAAAAATAAAATATGATTTAATAAATTCAGTAAATCCTGGATGTTCTGATTGTATATACTCGGGTGATTGTTGACCTACTAGAGAAGATAGTTTTTCTTTTAAGGTGTAATAATTTTCCATTTTAGTATGATGTTGTTGTTATATATCCTACTCCAGATGAACCAGAACCAGACGCAATCGTATCAACCTTACCAGTAATTGAAGAGTTTGATGTATCAATACTTAAAATTTGTCCTCTTACTGGCGCAACATCATTTGAACTAGGTTTTGCGGTAACTCGTATCGAAGTTGAAACAGCGCCGTCTACATTAGATATTGAATTTATAATTGCAGAAGCAATTTTAATTTCACCTGTAAGATAATTAACAGTACCCCAAGCATTGTTGTCGTATGTTTTAACACCGGATACTAAATGATATAATCGAATATTGCCACTACCATCATCATTGAAAAAATATTCAGTAGTTGTATCAACATTTAAATAAAATCCTGTTGATTGAATAACTCCAGCACTTGAATTATGTCCAGTATGAGGATTATAAATTGCATTATTAAATCCTATTGTATATGCTTGTGATACTAAAGAAGTTGTTATAGGTTTAAATAATTGATACATCTGAACCGTTGTTATATTACTTAATATAGAATTATCGATATTATCAATTAATCCTGTTAATGCAGAATGTCTAAACACACCTACAAAATTATCTAAGTTGTCATCACTATAATTTTTAACAACAGTTTGTATTTTATTTGCAAGTGTTGTGGCATCCTCAATCGTTGCATTACTATCATATTTGAATGTAGTTTTTAAAGTAATAAAAGTTGTTTCAGGATCAGTAATTACTGGTCTAATTGAAGCGACAGCAAAATCTTCTAGTTGTGTTTGAATACTTGTTTTATCGGCGTTTGTAAGTATTGTTCCGTCTTTTGCTTTAACAGATATATAAACTCTACCATACGCTGGCACGGCATTATCTTCACCACCCCATACTTGAATTGCACTTGCGGCTGGGTATATTTTTTTCACTAGTACTTTATAATCAGCGGCAGTAACCGCTCTATCTTGAGCAGAAAATTGTAAAGGGGCGTTTAGTTTGACAGAAGCGATAGTTTCAGCACTCGTACCACCAGAAGATTTTGAAATTGTTTTTGTTGTTGATGAAAAACCACTTATTGTTCCCGAAGGTGTAAATGTGTTTGCACCATTTGAAGCACCTTTATTGGTTACAATGTAAGTTAGTTTTATAATATTACCATCAGAGGGTTTAAATCCGGTAACACCATCACCAAAGTATATTTCAAATTTACCATCTTCTACCTCTTGACAAAAATAAACTTTACTTGTTGAGGTTACTCCTACTTGAGAACTTGCTTTTGTATATGTGAAACTTGTTGTATCTGAAACTGAATTTTGAACTAGTACAGATAAAGTTGTTATATCAACATTATTATTAGGTACAACATATCTTTGCTCTTCATTTGTACTATTAATCGTATATTCAAAAGTGACCCTAGTGCCTTCGTATATGTTTACATTTGAGAAAGTATAAACACCGTCAGTAGGTGTAATTGATAAATCGGAATTGGTAACATATGTGTATGAGTCACCGTCTAGAGTTGAAGTAAATTTTGTACCTGCAGGCATTGTCACCGAATCGCCTGTAGCATTAGTAAGGGTTACATCAATGATAGCAGTTGGTGAAATAGGAGATGAGGGAGTATATCCTAACATCTTTGCTAATGAAACTACACTAGAACGCAATTCAGCAGAGTCTAGGAAACTTTCATTTGCTGCCATGTTGGCATTAAATCCTAAATAGTGTGTGTTGTATGCGAGTAGATCAAGAAGAACTGCCATACCAGAACCTTCAAAATCAAAATCAATAAACTCACTTTGATTTCGTAAGAACTGTTTTAAATTATTTTTTATCTGGTCAAAGTCTAATTCAGTAACCTGTAATTTTTTTGTTTCAGTTGCACTAGTTGTTGTTGCCATTTATCTTAATCTTTCTAAAAATGTATCAATCGTAACCGGTTCAGGATGATTAACTACATAAAATTCTAACATTATATTGTATTGGTTTTCGTCAGGATTTCCTCTGACAAGAACTTGAATTAATCTTACTCTTGGTTCATAATTAACCAATACTTCTTCAATTTTCTTTGCTAGGTATATTTCTGTAAGAGCTGTCATATTTTCGAATAACAATTCTCTTATGCCTGATCCTAATTCAGGGTGAAAAAATCTTTCATAATGATTTGTGTTGATTAGATTTCTAACACTTCTTTTTACAGCATTAACGCCATCTATTTTCACAATATCATTTGTCACCGAATTTCTAGTAAAATTCAAGTTTAAGTCTTTCCAGACCTTAGTGCTTTTACTATTGTTTGTCGAAGCGGCGTCATATGTCATACTTCTATTTATATTGGTAAGAACAGATAATTTCAATATTCTGTCTATATATCCTGAATTATAATGTAGTCTGATTGTGAAGGTATAAGTTGTATCTGAACTTACAGCGGGTGCTGTTCCTTCTATTCTGTTATTAACTAAACTTAGACCCTCTGGTAAACTACCTGATTCTAAAGTCGTGTAAATATATCTGAATGCCTGACCTCCTGCCGCCTTGAATTGCTCAACATAAGTAGGACTATCATCAATTAATATCCTATTTGCACCACCGAAAGGTCCTTTATCAAAATTTTGAGCAAAGTTGATACTACCTGTAGGAGCAAATGATGAAAGATTATTATTTACCCAAGTTGTTTTTTCACTATTACCTGTCGTACCTGCTTCAGTTGTTAATATAGAATAACTACCATGTATTGATTGTACTAAATCTAATAAACCTTTGCCATTATCTAAAAATACTTGAGGTAATACAGATAAGTTTAGAAAAAACCCAGGTGTATTATTTGTGATTTGTTGTAGAATAGAGGTTGTACTAGTATCAGCGTCTAATAGATTATCAACACCATATAACTGAGCAAGTTTAATATTAAAACCTGCAAGTGTATTATCCATATCAACATAGATTGTACTACTTGCCGATCTATGTGTATTCAAAAATAACTCTAAGTCATTTGTTGCATTTTCTGTTTTAATGGGTAGGTTAATATTGAGTCTTTGTTCACTTTTTATAGAAGTGAAAATATCATTATCATTAACTGTCCATAGTGGTGCTGCCATTTTTATCCTCCTGCAAATACATTAGAAGAACCGGCTGCAACCGATGTACAACCAGATATACCATCACCAACACGACCACACCCTTTATTATTTACAAATACAGAGGAACTACCCGAAGCAATCGGTGCTGAATGAGAAGGACAAGGAACACCAGGTAATAGATGACCTGTATTATTATCCCCTTGTCTAGAAACTGCTATACCGTTTACAAATACATTACTTGAACCTTGGGCACGAGTCATACCGCTACAATGAGCAACATCCGCATCCCCTATTCTAGTTACCGCTGGCATTCGTTTCTCTTTTCATTAATTCTTTTAATTTACCATCAA